CAATCGGTTCAACGGCTAGGCGTATCATGTATTCCATTCGCGATGTTGACGGCTATCGAAGAGTCATTCCAGGTGGAGAAACGTTCAGATTTGTGAAGTAGACTAAACGTATACAACTCCGTAGAATAAACAACGTATGTAATGAGGAAGGAGATGTGTCATGCGTTTTCCACGGATATTGTTTTGTTTATTGCTTCTAGCGGGATGTTCTCGTCTTGACTATAACAACATTGGTCTTCACGAGAACGTTGTTACAGGTGGGCAAACTCAGATCGATCAAGGTCATGTGGTAGACGTAGACGGGCTTCCAGGAATCTGGTTAGCCGGTCACCACACAACTCATGGTGCTGTATTTAGAAATCTTGGGGCAGCTAAGGTAGGCGACATAGTCTGTGTGTACTCAAAGTGCTACACAGTCTTTAACAGAATAGTCGTTCCCCAAAGCTACCTTGTAACGCATGAATTAGCACCTCTCGTTTTACAAACATCATGGTACGGAAGCGTACTATTGGTTCTAGCACGTTAAAGGAGTAGAGATGAAACTACGAGTAAATTTGGCTAAGGTGTTTATTGTTTGGTTGATGGTGATCGCTTTGATCGGCGCATCATTCTCTGCGAGTCCAGCCTCGGCACAAGTCGTTCCGCCTGGTCCGCCCGTTGTTGTCCCCCAGGACACGGTTCCGTGCACCCCATTGGATGCGTGTACTCGTGGAGGCAACCCTCCTGTCAACTTTGTTTGGGCTGACATTGTTCGCTTCTGTAATGGAGATGCAATTCCTACTCCTCCTGGTCAAACGACTTTCGGTTTGATCTATGGGAACGGAAGTTTGAGTGCTACCCCCGCAGTCTTCTCAGGTAGTGTGCTTAAGAATGGTGTTGAAATTCCGTCTAACCCGTTGACTACACTATTGCCTGGCGAACGAGATTCACGGTTTAGGCAAGCAGTTGTTAGTAACAGCGACGTATTCACAGTTCTTCTCACTGCGGTCGATCCAGCAGGTAACCAAATTACTTTCGGTAATGGCGCTACTATCAAGCGGCTAGAGGCTAGCGGATCTTGCCCCGATGCACCGACTCCACAGGCATTGATTCCACCCGCTCAGGATGTTCCTCCTCCGGTTGTTATCACCTCAGTTCCAGAAGGGGAGTTTCCACCGACGCTATGAATGGAAACGATAAGCCTCGTCGTCGTATAATTGAGATTCTAATTTTAGTTCTTACAGCGATCGTTGGCTTTTATATCGTTTCGGCTACCATAATTGTCTTTGTAACTGAGTTACGAGACCCTAGAGCGGATACCTCAGACATCACTAATAGACTCTCTGACATAGTTACTGGTATACTCGTTGCGTTACTTGGTCTCATTGCGGGAAGAAGTCAATCGCATGGCTAGAGAATCTCAATACCAACACGAAGTAATCGGTAAGATTGAAAATCTATTACCCGATTGCATCATCTTAAAGAATGACCCATCGTACATGCAAGGTGTGCCAGACCTCATTGTTCTCTATAGAGATCGTTGGGCTATGTTGGAAATCAAAAGAAATGCTGGAGCACATCGTCAACCTAATCAGGATTATTACATTGAGTTGATGAATTCTATGTCGTTCGCAGCCTTCCTATGTCCTGAGAATGAACGGGAGGTCTTACATGATCTTCAACTCACACTCCGATTTGCAGGGTAAACATGCCTTTCTTAGTCCGAGTGGTTATCACTGGTTGAATTACACCGACCAGAAACTAGAAGCTAGGTTCATATCTATGAGTGCTGCTCGACGGGGCAGCGATCTCCATGCTCTAGCACATGAAGCAATTCGTTTGCAGGTTAAGTTATCTCGGGCTAATCTTGCCTTATCTACTTATGTCAACGATGCTATTGGGTATAAGATGAATTGCGAACAACCGTTATATTTCTCACCAAACTGTTTCGGCACAGCAGATACCATCGCTTTCCGCCGAAGCAAATTGCGTATTCATGATTTGAAAACAGGCATCACAGCTTCATCCTTCAAGCAGTTGGAGGTTTATGCGGCTATATTCTGTCTTGAATACCAAGTTGATCCTTATGAAATCGAAATCGAACTACGTATGTACCAAGGCGATGATATTCGGGTGTCTATTCCGGTCCCCGATGTTATCGCGGACATTATGGATAAGATAGTCGAGTTCGATGCGAAGATTGAAGCCATGAGGGCTTCTGATAGATGGTAGGAGGTGAGCCGTGATCATAGATGTTCCCGAGGAGTTGGTGCACTACGGTATTCTACGTAAGTCAGGTAGATACCCTTGGGGATCTGGTGGAGACACAAACACCACCGAAAAGCGTAATAAGAAGTTCTTGGATTATGTTTCTGATCTTCGAAAGGAAGGCGTTCCAGACAAGACCATTGCTGAAGCTTTCGGGCTTAAGAGTTCTACTGAGCTTCGAGCTCTATATTCGATTGTTAGAGAAGAGCATAAGCAGGCTCAGAGAAACATGGCATGGCGTCTCAAGGAAAAGGGGATGTCAGGTGTAGAAGCTGCGAAAAGAATGGGTGTGCCTGAGGCTACCTATAGAACACTCATCGCTCCTGGAGCTGGTGATAAGAAGGATAATCTTCAACGTATCTCTGACATGCTACAAGAAGAAGTCGACACTCGTGGCATGATAGACGTTGGCTCAGGTGTTGAGAACTATGTTGGTATTTCTGCAACAAAGTTGGCCACTGCTGTTGCGGTTCTTAAGGCAAAAGGCTACACCGTCGAGACTATACCGGTTCGACAGCTGGGAACCGGTAAGGATACTCGTACTAAGGTATTGGCCCCGCCAGGAACCACATGGGGCGAAATTGTCAAGAATAGAGCTAATATTCAGTTTATTGGACAATATTCTGGCGATGGTGGCCGTACCTTTGGTAGATTTCATGATCCACTTATTGTGGACCCAAAGCGGCTTCAAATTGTGTATGGGAAAGAGGGCGCCAAAGCTGATGGTATGATCTTTGTTCGTCCTGGTGTAGATGATATCGCCCTTGGCGGTAATCAGTTCGCACAGGTTAGAATCAAGGTTGGTAATGATCATTATTTGAAAGGCATGGCAGCATATCGTTCTGATCTTCCCGATGGTGTTGATTTAGTCTTCCACACCCCAAAATCAGATGTTGGTAGTAAGCTCGATAAGCTCGAACTTGATCGTGTTGCAAAACCTATTAAAGATGATCCGATGCTACCTTTCGGATCCTTAGTGCGACAAGTTCTCGATAAGCCAGATACTCCCGACGAAAGAGTCACTTCGGCGATGAACATCGTCAACGATACAAGTGACTGGGAAAAGTGGTCTCGTAGTTTGTCATCTCAAATGCTGTCGAAGCAGAGCCCAACTCTTGCTAAGCAGCAATTGGCGATGACTTATGAAGCTCGTCAAACGAGATTTAATGAGATCATGTCCCTTACCAATCCCACAGTTCGTAAGAAGCTTCTCGAAGAGTTTGCTGAAAGTGTGGACAGTGCATCTGTTCACCTCAAGGCGGCCGCACTTCCAGGCCAAGCAACGCATGTTATTTTGCCTCTTTCGACAATTAAGCCAACGGAAATCTATGCTCCTAACTATCCGAATGGAACTCGTGTAGTTCTAGTTCGCCATCCACATGGTGGAACGTTTGAGATTCCAGACTTAGTTGTTAACAACAGAAACAGAGAAGCGCAAAGACTTCTTGGTGATGCTAAGACTGCGGTTGGTTTTCACCATACCGTAGCACAAAGACTATCTGGTGCAGATTTTGATGGTGATACGGTTCTTGTTATTCCTGACAACAATAGAAGGATCATAACTACACCAGCACTAGATGGGTTGAAGGATTTCGATCCTGTTGCTGCTTATCCTCCATACCCTGGAATGAAACCTATTAAGAACATGCAAACTGAGATGGGTATGATTTCCAACCTCATCACAGACATGACGATTGGAGGCGCTCCTAACTCGGAGAAAGCTGCAGCCATTCGGCATTCGATGGTGATCATTGACTCTGAGAAGAAGAACCTGGATTATAGACAATCCTATACCGATAACGGTATTAGGGCACTTAAAGATAAGTATCAAAGAAAGCCGGGTTCTACTGGCAGAGGCGCAGCAACTTTGATTTCAAGAGCTAAGTCAAGAGTAGACATTCCTGAAATCGAACCCCGTAGGCCATCAAAGGGTGGGCCTGTAGACTTGGCCACTGGTGCTAAGGTGTTTGAGGAGACCGGAAGAAAGACCCCTTCTGGTAACCCAAGGATGACCCAGACCACTAAATTGGCTATTGCAACTGATGCAAGAACCCTTTCTTCTGGTACTAGGATGGAAGAGATCTATGCTGCACATAGTAATCAATTGAAGGAGCTTGCTAATAGGGCCCGTCTAGAGATGGTTAGAACCCCCCGTGCTACTTACAATAGCTCGGCCGCTACAGCATACAAGCCTGAGGTTGCTGAATTAAACGCCGCCCTAGACCTTGCTATTAGAAACCGTCCCCTAGAACGCCAAGCACAACTCATTGCTGGTGCTAAGGTTAAGGCTAGGCTTGACTACAATCCAGACATGGATAAGGAAACAAGGAAGAAGGTAGAATCCCAGGCCCTTAATGATGCACGCCGTACCACTGGTGCTAGTAAGACCGACATTAAGGTCACACCTCAACAATGGGAAGCTATTCAAGCAGGGGCCATTAGTGATAGTAAACTAACCGAGATCCTTAGACATGCTGACATGGATGTAGTGAATGGCTTAGCTACACCCAAGAGTAAGAAGCTAATGACTAGTGCTAAGACAGCACGTGCTACTCGTATGCTTGAGCAAGGATACACAAGAGAAGAAGTAGCTAATCAATTAGGTGTGTCACTTAGTACACTAGATGATGCAACGAACTAAGAAAGGAGAATCATGGTTAGGAAGGTAGCACTAACAACAGTTGATAATCCCCACGATCCTATTGATGACTTCCCTGCCTGGTTCGCTTATGACATCGCGTCTGGTTATAACACCACGTCCTTTCTTGGTCGTATCATTGTAACTTCTGATGAATTGTCAGATTCTGACCAGGAACAAGCGATTGAATTGGCTATAGATGAGATAGTTCGTGAGAATGTTTCTGGTGTTCACCGAAAAATCGTAAGAGAAGTAGAAGAATCAGAATTAGTTTAAGACTTGGGGATTAAATCGAAGTAGGGGGGGAGGGGTCTCGCAGTTCATACCCCCCACCTGCAT